ATTATTATAGGTTCTAGTTTTGGTTATAGATTTGGAAAACAAGGATTACAAATGATAAATAAGAAAAAATAAGTGACTAAAGTTTTTATAATTGCTATCGTTATGTGGTGGGCAGACCCTATAAATACACCTTCAAATGATTCAGTAGAAATTACACATTTACATGGAAAACCTCTATATTTTAAAACTATTAAAGATTGCACTAAACATGTAGATAATAATTTAAAAGCATTAAAAGAATATGGCATGTATGTTTATCCTACTGCCCATACAGTTAAGACAATATATTGTTTAGAAAAAGAAAAATATTTAAATACTAATGAAATTTAAGGAATAAAATAAATGACTTGTGCGTGTGGAAAAGAAAACTGCAAATGCAGTACAAATGACTTAATACCTGATAAACTAGGGTATCAAGTAAACAAAAGGAGAATGGCATGGGTTTTAATTATTCTTATGGGCATTACTACTATCCTAACTTTGGCATTTCCAGACAGACTTGCAGAAGCAGAAAGTATTCTTATGACGCAGTATATATCGATGTGTGGTCTTGTGGGAGCATATTTTGGTTTTAGTGCTTTAGGTGGTAAGAAGTGATTGAAGCTAATGGGTGGGATAACCACGAAGATACATTTGAAGAAATAATAAGAAGAGAACTTTTAGCTGCACAGCAGACTATACACATACTAAAAGAAGATAATAAAGAATTAACAAAAGCCTATTACATGTTATTAAAGGAAAACGAGAGGTTAAAAAAATTAAACTGATGGATTTTACAGATAGACTAAGAGAGGAACTAAAAATAGATGAAGGATGTAAATACGAAGTATATCTGGACCACCTTGGATTACCTACGTTTGGTATCGGACATCTTATCACTAAAGATGACCCTGAGTACCAAATGGGGATGGGCACACCTGTTGACGAAATACGAGTCAACGAAGTCTTTGAACAAGACATAAATGTCACAATAGGTGAGTGTAGAAGATTATTTGATGATTGGGATAAGTTACCTGAAGAGGTACAACTAATTACAGCTAACATGATGTTTAATATGGGTAGACCTAGACTATCTCAATTTAAGAAAATGATACAAGCTATTAGAGATGGTGATTGGCTTGAAGCAGGAAATCAAATGCAGGACTCAAGATGGTACAAACAAGTGACAAACAGAGCAGACAGACTTATATCTCGAATGAAAGCAGTAGGCTTGAGTTAAAGAAACAAAGGTCAAGAAAAAAACATATAGAAAACTTAAAAGAGTTTTTTAAACCTAGAAAAAAGGAGTTTATTAAATATGAGTAATGTAATAAAAATAAAAGCTGACCCATATGTAACACCAAGTGGTAAAGACCCTAAAAAGAAAATTACGTACAAAAAAAGATTAGAAGAAATAGATAAAGAAAAAGCAAAAGAGAACATAGAAAAAGTTGTTAAAGATGTGTTTAAAAAGAAAAAAAAGTTTGGTCATACAGATTTAACCAAAGATGGTTTATTTAGATAAAGGAGAAAGTAAATGGGATTATTAAGTAATGTTCTTAAACAGGCAGGTAAAAGTGCAAAAGATGCTGTTGAGGTAGAAAATATAGTTAAACAAAATAAATTAAGGGTAAAAAGAATAAAAGAAGTAGACCCTGACAAACCTGCTAATCCAAGAAGCCTATTAAGTAAAATGAATGCAGGGCAGAAAAAAGCATATAACTTAATTAAAAAAAGTTTACCCGGTAAAAAATTAATGTTGTATTCAGGTGCAGGTGGACTAGGTGTAGGTCTTGTAGTAGGTTTACTAGGCTCAGAACTGAATAAAAAAACATCTGCTAAAACAAAAGGCAATGGTAGAATAAACCCAAAAGATTATCCTACATATAAAAAAGGAACAAAGTCTGCCAAAGCGTTTCAAGAAGCATTTAAAAAAGCAGTAAACAATAACCAAAAAACTTTTACCTTTGAAGGAAGAGTGTATAGCACAGATAAGAAATAATATGGCTAGAAAACTTACAGAACGACAACAAAAATTTATTGATGCCTTATTTGCAGAAGCAAATGGTAGTGTTAAAGATGCTAAAATTATTGCAGGTTATTCTCCTAATACAAATAATCACGAGATAATAAAAGCAATGAAAGAAGAGATACTTGAAGCTACACAGTTGTATATGGCAAGTAATGCACCTCGTGCAGCAATGGCTATGGTAGAAGGTTTAGTAGACCCTACAGAGTTAGGTATACGAGATAAAATGTCTGCAGCTAAAGAGTTGTTAGATAGAACAGGTTTAATAAAAACTGAAAAAGTTCAGGTAGAAGCATCAGGTGGTGTTATGCTTATGCCTAAAAAACAAACACAGGAAGATGAGTAGAGACACAGGAAGTTGGGAATTACCTCAACCACTTGATATAAAAGAAGAGAATGAATGGCAACCCATACCAAGGATTGCACGTACAGTACCTTTTGGTTATAACATTGATCCTGATAATGAACACATACTACGACCTATACCTCGTGAGTTAGATGCTCTAGAAAAAGCTAAAAAGCATCTTAAACAATATTCTTATAGACAAGTTGCAAATTGGTTATCTAAATTTACTGACAGGTCTATAACACATATAGGATTAATGAAAAGAGTAAAACGTGAGCAAAGACGTAAGAACAAAGCTAGAGCTATCCGTGTCTGGGCAAAGTATGCAGAAAAGGCGATACAAACGGCACAAAAACTTGAACAAGAAAGAACAAGTAGTAAAGCCTAAAAAACAAGAGCCTATATACGAAGAGGTAGAAAAACTACCTGAAGTAGAACAGAACATTGTATTTAAACCTAATGAAGGACCTCAAACTGAGTTTCTTGCTGCAGGTGAAAGAGAAGTTCTATATGGTGGTTCAGCAGGTGGTGGTAAAAGTTATGCTATGTTAGCAGACCCTTTAAGGTACATGGGTCATCCACAGTTTAGTGGATTATTACTAAGACATACAACAGAAGAGTTAAGAGAACTTATATTTAAATCCCAAGAATTATATCCTAAAATATGGAAGGGTATAAAATGGTATGAAAGAAAAATGCAATGGGTAGCACCATCAGGTGCAAGATTGTGGATGTCATATCTTGATAGAGATGAAGATGTCATGCGTTATCAAGGTTTGGCATTTAGTTGGATAGGCTTTGATGAATTAACACAATGGTCGAGTCCTTTTGCTTGGAACTATATGCGTTCACGTTTACGTTCTACAGCACCTGACTTACCAATCTATATGAGAGCAACAACAAACCCCGGAGGGGTAGGACATATGTGGGTTAAAAAAATGTTTATTGACCCTGCCCCATACGGAAAGGCATTTAGTGCAACAGACATTGAAACAGGAGAAGACCTTAAATACCCAGCAGGACATCCTAAAGCAGGGCAACCTTTATTCAAGAGGAGATTTATTCCTGCAAGATTATCTGATAATCCATACCTCGCAGAAAGTGGAGACTATGAAGCAATGCTACTTTCCCTTCCTGAACAACAAAGAAAACAACTCTTGGAAGGTGATTGGGATATTAAAGAAGGTGCAGCGTTTACTGAGTTTAACAGGAATGTACATGTTATTGAGCCATATAGTATCCCTAGTAATTGGGTTAAGTTCCGTGCTTGTGATTATGGTTATGGTAGTTACTCAGGAGTTATTTGGTTTGCTGTTTCACCTGCTGAACAGCTTGTTGTCTATCGTGAACTCTATGTATCAAAAGTATTGGCAACGGACTTAGCAGACATGGTTCTAGATTTAGAATCAGGAGATGGTAATATAAAGTATGGTGTGCTAGACTCTAGTTTGTGGCACAAAAGAGGTGATACAGGACCTTCACTTGCAGAGCAGATGATTAGTAGAGGATGTCGATGGAGACCATCAGATAGAAGTAAAGGCTCAAGAGTTGCAGGTAAAAACGAAGTACACAGAAGATTGCAGATAGATGAGTTTACAGAAGAACCTAGATTAGTTTTCTTTAATAACTGTACTAATATAATATCACAACTACCTGCAATACCTCTAGATAAAAAAAATCCAGAGGATGTAGACACAAAAGCAGAAGACCACTTGTATGATGCGTTAAGATATGGTATAATGTCAAGACCAAGATTTAGTATATTTGACTATGACCCACGAGGTAGACCATCAAGCAGTATGCCTGTAGCAGATGCTACATTTGGATATTAAAGGATAAAACATGGCAGAAGAAGATATTAACATTGAAGATGATGCAATAGCATTAGAAGATATTAACGGAGAATCAGAAGACGTTAACGTATCAGGTTTAGTAGACTTTGTATATGAAAAATATAAAAGAGCAGAGAACTACAGAGAGAACGATGAAGACAGATGGTTAAGAGCATATAGAAACTATAGAGGATTGTATGGTCCAGATGTTCAGTTTACAGAAGCAGAAAAGTCTCGTGTCTTTGTTAAAACAACCAAAACAAAAACTCTAGCTGCGTATTCACAAATAGTAGATGTGCTGTTTGCAGGTAATAAGTTTCCTATAAGTGTAGAGCCTACACAATTACCTGAAGGTGTTACAGAAGATGTTCATGCTGATTTACAGCCTAAACCACCTGCAATGTTAAATACAGAAAGCCCTTATGGTTTTGATGGAGATGGAAAAGATTTACCTGCAGGTTTTACATCTAATTTAGAACTAGGACCTTTAGAAGAAAAACTATCAGGTGTAGAAGATTTAAAAGAAGGTGCAGGTACAACACCTACAACTGCCACATTTAGCCCTGCTATGATTGCAGCTAAAAATATGGAAAAGAAAATACTTGACCAATTAGAAGAGTCAGGTGCAACAAAACATTTACGTAGTACATCTTTTGAAATGGCACTGTTTGGAACAGGTGTTATGAAAGGACCTTTTGCTGTAGACAAAGAGTATCCTAATTGGAATGAAGATGGTGAGTATAGTCCTATATTTAAAACAGTTCCACAGGTTAATCATGTGTCTGTTTGGAACTTTTATCCTGACCCTGATGCTAACAACATGGATGAAGCACAGTATGTAATTGAAAGGCATAAGCTATCACGTAATCAGTTACGTAACTTAAAGAAAAGACCATATTTTAGAAAGAGTGTTATAGATGCTTGTATAGATATGGGAGAAACATATACTAAAAAAGATTGGGAAGATGACCTCACAGATTATGCTACAGGCGAAACATATGTAGATAGATTTGAAGTTATAGAGTATTGGGGTTCTGTTGACACAGAAGTATTACTAGATAACGAAGTTGAGATACCAAAAGATTTACAAGCGTTTGACGAGTTACAAGCAAATATTTGGATATGTAATAAAAAACTTATTAGAGTAGTATTAAACCCATTTAAACCTGCTAAGATACCTTATATGGCTGCACCTTATGAATTAAACCCATACTCATTCTTTGGTGTAGGTATCGCTGAAAACATGGATGATACACAGACATTAATGAATGGTTTTATGAGAATGGCTGTAGATAACTCGGTATTGTCAGGAAACCTGCTTATAGAAGTAGATGAAACTAATCTAGTTCCGGGACAGGATTTATCTGTATATCCCGGAAAAATATTTAGAAGACAAGGTGGTGCTCCGGGACAAGCTATCTTTGGTACAAAGTTTCCAAATGTTGCAGGAGAGAATATGCAACTGTTTGATAAAGCTAGACAACTTGCAGATGAGTCAACAGGGTTGCCATCATTTGCACATGGACAAACAGGTGTTACAGGTGTTGGTAGAACAGCATCAGGTATATCTATGTTAATGAATGCTGCAAGTAGTGGTATCAAAGCTGTTATAAAAAATGTAGATGATTATTTATTAAAACCTCTTGGTGAAAACTTATTTAGTTTTAACATGCAGTTTGATTACGATGAAAAAACAAAAGGTGACTTAGAAATAAAAGCAAGAGGTACAGAAAGTCTTATGGCTAATGAAGTACGTAGTCAAAGACTAATGCAATTCTTACAAGTTGCAGGTAATCCTGCCCTTGCCCCATTTGCTAAATTTCAATATATAATTCGTGAGATAGCAAAGTCTATGGACTTAGACCCTGAAAAAGTTACAAACAATATGGAAGAAGCTGCGTTACAAGCCAAGATGATGCAAGATATGTTACCACCACAACAACCTGCACCTGCAGGAACTGACCCTAGTGACCCAACAGGAGCAGGTGGGGGAACTATAGGAACAGGAATAGCCCCAACACCTAATGAGCAAGGATTTACAGGAAATGAACAACCTCAAGGACAACAAGCAAATACTGCAGCAACTCAAACCCCTAGTGGAGAACAAGAAACTGCTGGACAGCTTCAATAATTATATTGATTTAGTTATAAATAAACAACATCTAGTTATGGAACAAACGGATAATAATATTATGATGTATAGATCGCAAGGTGCTATTTCAGCTTTACGAAGATTGAAATATTTAAGACAAGAAGTTTTAGGAGATATTAGATAATGGCTGTATTGTCAAAGTTACTAAAGACCGCTGCTAAGAAAGGTAAAGATGTAGTAGAAGAAGCAGATATAACTAGAAAAGCTAAAATTGAAGCTAATAGAAGAGAAGCAAATATTAATAGGTTTGGATACGACCCAAACGAATCAAAAACTTTACCTGATACTTCTTACAGATTTCAACATCAACCTAGATCAGATGGTGCAAGATTAGATGATATGACAGGTGGTGGTGAATATTTTCCAGATGATATATATTCTTCGAAAGGATTAAGTTACTACGGAGACCCTAAAAATAAATTTGACGTAGAAAGTTTTAATGTAATTCAAAGTGTCAAAGGTAAACCAAATGACGAAGTTACCATTTATAGAGCCGTACCAAAAGATGAAAAAATAAAAGATATTAATGAAGGAGATTTTGTCACATTAAGTAAGGATTATGCAGAACTTCATGCTGCTAGTGGTTATGGTGTAGGTGGTAACGAATCTGGTAAAATAATTTCAAAAAAAGTAAAAGTAAAAGATTTAAGGTCTGATGGCAATGATTTAAATGAGTTTGGGTATTTTCCAGAAAAAGAGTTAGGTCTTGCTCCACCACTAGAGATAGGTCTAAGTGAAGAAGCATTAAAAGGAACTTTTTTACGAAATTACACAGCAAGAGATGCTAAAAATATGGACATTCTAAGCGAGAATAGTACAGCAGGTAGTTCTAAAGCTGATAAATTAATAAATAAAAAAGTAAAAGAAAATGAAAAAGTTGCAGTACGTTTAAATTTAAATTCTAGACTTGACCGAGATGCTCCTCAATCACCAGCTAATAGATTACAGACTATACACCCTTACTCTAAAAATGGAGAGCCACAATATAAAACAGCTTTATCTTATAAACCATATGTTACTGTAGAAAATGTTGTATTTAATGTAAATCAAAAAAGTAGAGTTGGTATAGCTGCTAAAATAAGAGGTTTAGATGTTCCTGAAGTAACAAGTAAAATCCCAGCTATGTCTGTCGGTGGAAACTATAACTCTACTAGAAATGTTTTAGAAGAAATGGCAGACGATGTTGTTGAAATAGGATTTAATCCTGCAAACACTCATTTGTTTATTGATTTAAAAACAGGACAAGCAGTAAAAAGTGCAGAAGTTGCAACAGTTATTCGTGATAGAGTATATGCTAAAGGAGTTGTGTATTGGAGAAAAAAAGATGCACCTGTAAATTTAGATGCATCAGATGGAACTCCCATATCTAGTGAGGTTAGATATAAATTTAAAAAAGGTGGAATATCAATGAAAAAACAAATGGAAATGTTTCAAGAGGGTGGTTTAGAACAAGATGGTGGTACAGTAGACCCTGTATCAGGTAACGAAGTTCCTGTAGGTTCTTCGCAAGAAGAAGTAAGAGATGACATAGATGCTAAACTATCAGAAGGTGAGTTTGTTTTTCCTGCAGATGTTGTGCGTTATATAGGTCTAGAAAAATTAATGCAGTTAAGACAAGAAGCTAAAGCAGGTTTAAAAAAGATGGAAGCTATGGGTCAGATGGGTAATTCAGAAGAAGCTACATTACCTGATGACATACCTTTTAGCCCTGAAGATATTACAGTAGAAGATGATGATGGCAATGAAGGTGAATTAGAAATGAATGTAGGTGGTGTTGTTTATCAGCCATCTCAGGTAGGTTCACAGTTTAATATAGCACCAAGACAACAAGACCCTAGTGGCACTATGGGATATAGTTATGTTCCCCCTGTTCAACAAACAGGTTATCTACCTAGTTTTGGTATGCAATCACAGCAACCTCAACAATATACAGGATTTCAAAGTTTAGTGCCTATGCCTACACAAAAGTTTGAGAATGTGTCTTACATAAATAAAACAACAGGCGAAACAATGGTAATACCACATGTGGGTGGTAATCCTGTATTTCAACCACCTGAAGGATTTGTACCTATAACAGCAGGTGAAGAAGAAGCACCAAAAGAAGAAACTAAAGTTGATGAAACAATAGAAACATCTGTACCAACAGCAACTGTAACACAGCCAAAAGATGACCCTGATAGAATGTTAGTTGGAGATAAATTTTTAACAAAAGAACAAAGAGATAAACTTGA